AAAACCATCATCATTGGCTTGCGCTTTGCTTCTGATTGTGCAGAATATTTTTCAATGATCTGTAATGCGGTGTGGCGAAACTTTTGAATTGTATCAGGTTCAGAGATGACAACTCGTTTAGTATCTACGCCTCTTTGTTCCATCATAGATTTTGTAACTGCGGCTTCAGTATCAAAATAGATAACGCCACCTTCTGGATTTGCTTCTAAAAACTGCTTGACGATTCCAAGCACAAAGAATGTTTTACCTGTTGCCGATTCACCTGCAAAGGCGGTGACTTTATTGTTTGGCACTCCGCCGTATATACTTCCACTAAGCAAAGCGTTGAGAGCGTATGAGCCAGTATCAATGCAACCGCTAAATTCAGCAGAAGCGCCACCGTCAGCCAAAATTTTAGTGTCTTCATCCTTTAACTGCTCCACTAAATCATTAAAAAAACTACCCATAATTAATCTCCAAATTTTGTAACATTTTTAAGTTTTTCTTCATCCATTGCAATTGGTTCTACCGTTGTAACACCAGACTTATGAATTTTATAAGTATGATTCGCCGCAACTAAAAGCAAAATTGCAAGTGGGTCAAACACACATATTAACACAATTATGATCAGTTGTACAGCCTTTTCGATTGTGTCAAAATCATTCTTACCATAAATCAACTCAGCAACATATCTAATTGCACCAATTTCAGCATTGCCTTTATTCTTTTCTACTTTGAGTGGTAGAATTTCTTTGGTTAAATTCTCAATCTTATTCTGCGTATCTGAAATCTGTCTCTCCAATTTCTGATTGGGTTGAGCATATCCAGCAGATTGCTTAAGTAGAATCTCCAGTCTATTTTTTTCAATAGAAAGTCTCTCGTTAAGGTTGTCGATTCTTGTAGAATTGGTAACATAATCCACACCTGAACCAGAATGAGACTGGGACAAATAACCAAAAATGCCAAGACTAGTAATGACACTAAGAATGATAACAGTAGCAGTGAAATAAACCCGGAGAGTAATGTGAATACTGTGCCAATAACGATAGAGAAAAGATGCCGTAACAAGTTTGCCCAGTTCAAGTGAACCTCCCATGATTGCAATTGCGATAGGACTTGCAGTAAAAATTGAGACTAAACCCACAATGGAAAAGTATGCCGCTACCGCAGATATGCCTATGGCGGCAATGAATAATAGAATCGCGAACATCATCGTGTTAGTGCTAATACTTTATTGATTTGCTCTTGAATTTTATCTTTGCGATTTGGCCAATAAATGTATTCTTTTTCAGGATTTTTCATTAGATTAACTAGCAAAGGCACAATTAATTCTTCTAGAGACTTGAGTTTTGCGCCCGATTCTTGTTGCAGTTTAACTCTTTCTGCATCAAGTCCTAACTTGTTATCGTTATACAAATTTAAAATGGTGTCTATTTTATTTTCCAGTCTAGCGATTCTTTCTGCGGATGCGCCAACTGTTTCTCTAATAACTTCTGTCTCAAATGTATTTGGATCGTATGTGGGTGTAAGTTCGCTTTCATCGATTGCGGTGAATCCAAAATCTTCCTGTGATCTTGGAATTAAATACTCTTGTGGTATAGTACTCATGTGAAAAATCCTCTTAGTGATGCAACTGGTTCGGCACTCCAACCAAAAGTGTTCACAATAATTTTCAATGGTTCTAGATATGCCTTTTCAAATTGTGTATCGTAGTCGATATACTTCTCCAGATTAAATTCTTTTGGTAGAACATTTAAGACGGATAACACATTCTCATGTGTAGGATTAGGCATTTTCATATAGCAAAACTTAATCTTATCACCGTCTTTGATTGCCTGATATTTTTTGGTTAACTTTCTATCTGTAAGTAGTTTATTATATATCACTGCACCACGAACATGAATCGGTGTGCCTTTCTGATAGACATCAGACTTACTTTCATATTTAGTGAGTTCAGAAACACCTCTTGGAAATGCTACATCTTCAAATGGTAACTTTGAAAATTCATCTTTGAATGCTTGATTGAATGCATGAAACTCTGCCTCTGTACCTTTCATAACAACCTTTAATGCCTCTTTAATTTTCTCTCTACATGATCCTGGTGTGGAAGATTTTACCGCTTCAATGCCAGACATTTTGAGTTTAGGTTCATTATAACGAACGCCTTCAGAGTCCCACACATTGAGAATGTATCTCTTCTTGGCAGTCCAAATACCCGTGTTTGCAATGACCTCACGTTTCATAAACATCTTTTGATCATATGCATTCATGTAGTTTGCAAGTTCTTCATACGCCTTGTCGATAAAAGGTTCAATCTTTTCCGCGCAGGCCTTGTCGATGAAATCAACAATTTTCTCTTCTTTGATATTCTTCGATCCGTAGACCATATCAACCAACGGACCAAGATGAAGGTATACAGAATCCGTATCCGATGCAATAACATAATCTACATCCTGTGTTTTCAATAGTTTATTCATATATGTATTCAATTTGTCGCCAATCCAACGAATTGAAAGTTGACCAGAAAATGTAATTGCCTCTGCTTGTCGCAGATCAAAGAATCTAAAGTACTCGTTGCCAACGCACCATAAGCGGAATTCAATTGAACCTTCTTTGCAAGTTGAAGGTTCTTGTATCTAGAAATTTGATTTTCTAGTTGCTTCTTTTGTTTAAGTAATTCTGTTTTTTCAGACATAATGAAAGTATGTGCTTAAAATATATTTTCGTTTTTCAGTTGGCATAATTCCCTCATGCGGAAACATCCACATAGGAGGAAACACTAACATTTTACCTTGTTTCGCTTCAATTGTCAAATCGCCCACATTCTTTGGCATGTAAAATTTAGTGCCTGCTTCGCTATCGTTTAGATAGCATAAGAATGCAAGATATCGTGTGCATGATTCTGCACTTGATGCATCAGCATGTAAAGGAAAACTATGCTTGTTTGGTTCATATCGTTTGATGCGAAAGCCTTCTATGCGTCTGCGTTGTGGCATCATTCTGTACGGATCGTATTGTGCGCTATAGTGTTCTCCTATACGCTTTACAACATCAATCAAACCTTCGCATTCATCTTGCCATTGACCAATCTCTAATTGAATGAACATATCATGACTTTGATCTTTTTTCTCTTCGGCATCAAAACGATGAATCAAATGCTCACAAAACTCTGGTGGTAAAACCCCTTCGTATTCTTGTATCATTTTAAATCCTTTAACTGTGCATTCACTTTCTCTAGTTCTTTCTGTGCTTCAATCATCTTCTTTTTATATAGAACACGATCATCATACATTCTTTGCATCATCTCAGGCAAAAAGCCTTGCACATCTTTACGGAAGTAGTGACCATTGGCAGCCATAACATATTCGCTGTTCTGTTCATATTTTCTGTTCAGCAAATCTTCAATAGTTACATTAGCATGTTTACCATTGACAATTGTTTCAGGTGAAACATTGTATTGCATGATCAAATGTGGATACAAACTGTTCAAGTCGAACGAAACCACCCAATCATACTTGCCGGGTTTAGGTTCTTTAACATACGCACCCTCATACTTTTCATTCTTGCTGGTGCTTTTCTTTTGCGGAACGACAATGCTTTTCTTCCACAATGCATTGTGCGTCAATGTATCCCACATGCGTACTTGCGTAAACACATCGGTGAGATTTACCTTTGCATCATATGCGAGTGCAAGTACCATGTCAATGAATTTCATTTTTTCATCGAGGCGGCCGACAAGTTCCACATCTTTGATGTTATAGTCAATAAATTTTTGATAGTCGAGTTTATACAGTTGATGCAGGGTTTCATATTCAGAATAGCCTAACTTCTTTTCGCCTAGTTCAATGTATGCGATGTGATCCAGGCGAAATGATTCTTGTTGCGAGTAAGTAAATTTCTTGTACAGTTCCAAGTAATCTAGAATGGATATGCCAACTAGATCAAATGCGGTCTGTTGTTTGTTGTGAATTGTAGTCGTTCTTTCGCCAATGAGTTTATACGGAGAAAGGCGTTTTGCCGCACTCTCGCCCATCAGACGCATGATGCGATTGTAGATATACGGGATATCAAAAAATTGAATGTTCCAACCAGTGACGATATCGATATTGAATCGTTCCCATAGTTCTAGAAATTTGTGAATGAGTTTTGATTCATCTTCACATTTGATATATGTCACATCGGTTCTGGTATTGTTATAATCACCACATCCCAGCACATGAAAGTGTCCATTCATTTCAATGGTGATTGCAGTAATTGGTTCGCTTGCTTTGTCTGGCTCTGGAAAGCCATTCTCTGAACCAACCTCGATATCAAGATTTGCAATGCGAATCAATTCTCTGTCATAATGCACTTCATCTGGATATTGTTCGTTGATGAAAACATAAGGATAGTTTGTAGAACCATAGATAGGAAAGTTCTGCACATCTTCATATCGTTTAACAAATTCGCCAGCATCACGCATCGTGCCCATCTCTACGGGCGACACATAGTAACCTTCCAATGTGCGAAATTCAGTTTCTTCTTTTGCTGGAACAAAAAGAGTTGGATTGTATTCTACCTTCCTAGAAAAACGCTTGCCATTTTCATAGCCGCGTTCTAGGATGTAGTTTCCTTGTCTGGTAAAGTGTGTGTAAAATTTCATCTAACTACCGGTGATTGTTGAGCAATTACGATTCCTGATCCAAATATCTCATTATACTTGTTTAGAATCTTAATGTCAACACCAGTAGTAAATAAAACGTGTGAATCTTTGATGGTAACAGACTTTGTATCAGAAAACAATAACCATGGTTGCATGTTCAATGTAACTTGTCCTGTATGCGTTGGTACAATTCCAATTGCACATGGA